ATCTCCGACGATTGTGTACACTATCTAGCCGTTAATCTTGATGTCTTATCACTGGATGCGTGCCTAGCCCAACCCTCGGGCTAAGGGGCCACGCCCGACCGCGCATCAGTAGCGGAAAGGGGGCCATCGTAAGAAGAGGTAGGGTTTACCTGGGTCAGGAACCGTGTAAATAATATAGGAAATAGGATTTCCCAGAATCTATGCGGACGCATGAAGAGATAGAAGGCATAGATTGGGATGAGGCGAGGGATGAGGATGAGCCTTGCATTGAATGCGGTGGGGATGGGGACCAGGACAAGCTCTTCCTGAGGATGCACGGCTCTGGTCTGTGCAAGACGTGCTATGATGTGTTCAAGCAACGCTTACGAGATGAAGAAGTGCAGGGGGTTGAGTGAATGAGTTGGCTGAAAGTGTATTATCGCGATGGCGATGGGGTCATGCGTTCCTTGGACGGAGTTCGTGTCCTGGTGGGGACGGTTGTACGCCGTCCGGCCATGATTTACCTGGACCAAAGTGTATACACTCTGACCAGCCAAGCAGGGGCGAGATATTGGTTTGACCACTTTGAACGGGGGATGAAGTGATGAAGCAACTCATCAGTGCAACCCTCACCCAGGAAGCCGGACAAGTCTGGGAGTCATGGCCCGTGTACAGTGAGGTTGACATCGGGAGAAGTGCGACCCTGTCGATGTTGATGGTCGACTCGGGGCAGCTAGTGCTACGTCAGAAAGCGAATGTGTTGATGATTGGACATCTCCGAGGTAATATCGCCACTCATCGGCGTCGAATCCTCGCTTTTCTTGCTGAAAACCCCCCCATTCACCGGTCACTTGTGACCATGTTTACCACTATGATTTGGGAAATGAACGAAGACCTGGATGGTTCAATCCATCATGACCCAGTTCAGGAAGACTGACTAGAGTTTCGGACCATCGCCAGGGCTCCACGCCAATCGGTCGTTTCATATTTCTCCATCACAATCATGTAATTGATGTATTGATTGGTGCCAGCCGAGTTAAATCCGTAAACATACAAATCCTCAACGACGAAATTGTCAGGATCGACGGTTCCTCCTGATTCGGCTGGACCGCCTTGTCTAACTTCATGGCCAGCCCACCCGATTTGACGTTGGTCCGCCAAGTTCCAACCGTCGGTCGCTGCTGCTTCCTCGGTCGCTAGGACTCCTGACACATCGTTCAGGGCAGTAGTAGGGTCATCTGTTAGGAGTTCAAATGAAATCACCTTATAGCCCGTATCAAAACGACCATCGAACAATGTGATTCGCCTCGCCTCCCTGTGCTTCATTCTCCCGCGAGCTGTATATTCACCGATTTTCTTCATTTCATCGCCTTCTTTGTTTCACGGTGAGCACGCTTCATCAGTGCTGATGCTGAAGTTCGTGGGTGCTTCTTCTTGAGAGCCTTCAATTTCTTCCCGAAAACCCGTTGGTATTTGCCGACTTTCCGCTTGGGTTTGGAGCTGGTTGGAGAGAGCCGCTCCACTTCTCGCCGCGCCGGTCCTGAGGATTTCCCACTAATCCCATCAGCATATCCATCTCGATAGCCCGCAGCCCAGGCATAACCTTCCTCGGATGGTACCATATTACTCCCTCACTGCTGGGAGAGAGCCAGGGCGGTGCTGCTGGCTTGGGTTGCGTTCTCCAAGGTGCATTCCATTACGATTGAGATATTGTAATCGCTACCTGTTGATGCGGAGTCGGCATCGCTAGAGAGCCAGAGCGAATCGACAGCGATGAGATAGCCATTCTTCCAAGCCTGGGGCATCATATCCTTGACATGAGAATCGAAGTCGATGACGGTTTGATCTGAAATCAGGTATCGACCCGAGGCGACTACTGACTTGTCCGCGAGAGTGACTAGGGTTGTTTGCTTCTGGGTTGTCAAGTCCCATCCGATGTTCATTGTCGCGCCGTTCACATATGGCCCCTTCTCGGGCGCATCATCGTCAGCAATTTGAACTTCAAGGGCATGGATTCGCAACACAGTCGATTTGGAAATGCCTAGATTCACGAATGAACCCAAGTCGATTTCGGTGTCCACGAACGCCGAGCCGGTTTGCTTTAATTTCGCCCTGATGAAGAATGAGTCACTCTTGGCCATGCTCACCCGAGTCGAATCTGGTTTATGAAAATTTCTGATGTCGGAAATTAACAATCTCCGACGATTGTGTACACTATCTAGCCGTTAATCTTGATGTCTTATCACTGGATGCGTGCCTAGCCCAACCCTCGGGCTAAGGGGCCACGCCCGACCGCGCATCAGTAGCGGAAAGGGGGCCATCGTAAGAAGAGGTAGGG